TGGTGCTGAGGCAGGTTCTACTTTGTTAATTTTTAAGATTGAACCAGAGTTTTGGTCTGTTCTTAAAACATTTATGAACTTTTTGGGAATGCTCCCAGAAGGTGAACTAGAACAAGTAGAAGAAGATGAAACCGTTAAGGAAGTACTAGAGAGAATATAAATGGGCAGAGCGATTGATTTATTTGTTACATACCGTTTCGTTAAATTGTTAACGACACCGTTTGAAAAGACTGATGCATTCAAAATGGGCATCATCGACAAAGACGGTTTTCGTACAAAGAAGATACTGTATAAACAAGCAGAACAGAATGCATACACAGTTTTACATAAACTTGTATTCAATATTAAACGTATATTTGCAAAGGTGCCTGGACTTAGAACAAGACTAGGAACATATGCTGCAGCCCTATTTCTTTTAAAAGATACTTTCAAAGAGCATGTTGAAGACCCAGACATGTTTGAAAAAGGATTAATGGAATATCTTAAACAACAAGGCGTTGAATTCGATGACACTATTGTGGAAGAGGTTACTCTCGACAACGGTAAACTGAGTAAAGGTATTTACGTTCTAACCCAAGATGTTGTGACAACAGAAGCAGAAAATGAGATTGATGCTTTAGAGGGTGATGAAGTAGAAGTATTTGAGGACAGTCCCCCAGAAGATACCATTCTAGGTGTTGATGTGTTTGGTGTTGTCCACAAAAAAACAAAACAGAAGATATATGTATCTTCTGAAGATATAAAAGAACTAGACATAGGAGACCTATTATGAGTCTAAAATTTGACAACATAATGAAGAAGTTCTATGACGACCCTAAATTGGGCATCAAGACTGAAGATGCGCCTGCGAACGCTTCTGGTAGTGCAGTCGCTGGAACTGGTGATGATAGCTCTACTGTGGTAGTCAAGAAAAAGAAAAATCCATACGATGGTAGAACTAAAGAAGCAAGAAGTTTCTTTAAACGTATGGCAGAACGCAGAGCAAAGCGTGAAGCGAAATCAAAACTCGCTCAAAAAGTAGAAGAAAATACACTTAATCGTGAACACGAGTATCTACTTGCAGAAGATAATGTTGACGTACTAAAGAACATTGTCAAAAACAAACAAAACAAAAACATTAAATTTAAAGATGGTTCTATGAAAGTAGACTTGTTTACTGCATCAGCAATCACACAGGTGTTTGATAAAGTTAATCGTTCTAATCAGAAGAAGATGAAAGATATGATTAACGGTAAGAAAGCACAGTTTATGAAGATTGCAGACTTTGCCTTATCAAAGGTAAAGTAAATTGAAAACCTTTTTACAGTTTGAACAGTCGTATTCCTATGCGTTGGGAATGTACAAACCAATTGCAGATTTAAATGCTGCATCTGGTGAAGGACAACTTACCAAAGCAGATTTGGACAACGTAGAGAAATATGCAGACAGACTATATAAGAGTGTAGGAATTGACGTAGAATTCACTCGTCATTTCTTAGATAGAGTAAATGATGCACGAAACAAGAAACAGATTACTGTGGCGGAGCTTATACGGATGTTTAAGCAATCTTATAAGAAGCATGGTAAGAAGATTGCACAACTCGGCCCAGACGCCGAAGCAGTCTTAAACGATATGCAGACGGACGTTAACATGCCGTTTGTATTAAAATGGGATGGTAAGGAACTAGACTTAGTTGCAAAGACAGTTATGAGAAAGAAATCATTTGCAACGTCTAACCCCAAACTATCTTTTAAATAAAAGGAGACAGAAATGAAAAATTGGATTAAATCAAGACTAGAAGAAAGAACTTCATGGGATGGAGCAGCTTTAGTCGCTCTTGGTGTAGTCATGCTCATCGCAAGTCCGCTTGCAGACATAGCAGCTTATATTGCTATTCTATATGGTGCATGGACAATTTGGAAATCTGAGTAGGATTTATACAAATGAATATGAAGTTTAGTATTGGTGTATTAGTCGCAATTGTTTTACAGGTATCAGCATTTGTCTGGTGGACTGCTCAACAAGCACAAACTATTTCACAACTGAATGAACAAGTATCTGAATTGACTAGTCGGTTTGCAGTCGAAGATGATGTTAACATTAAACGTGACATTGCAGATTTAAAAGCAAAGACTGATGATATGGATGCTTGGATTACACAAAACTATGAGGACATTAACAGTTTGATTGGTTTTGCTACATTCACGGAGAATAGATGGGCAAGCGAATATGCAAACGACCCCTCTTATGAGAGGAAGTTTGGAACTAAGGCGCCTAAAGAATGATGAGACTATATGCAATTTTAATTGTAGTCGGTTTGCTGGGTGGTGCAGCGTATGGTGCAAAATACTATTACGACACCACCCAAGCAACTATTGCTACATTGCGTGATAACAATGCAAAACTAGAAGTTGCGAATGAAACAAACCAAGCAACTATTGAGAAGATGGGACAGGATTCAAAAAGACTGAATGAACTGAACTCTGAACTCAATGCGAATTTACGCAAGTCAGAAGAATATGGTGACGAATTGCGTAATACGTTAAACAAACACAACCTAACGCATCTTGCAAACAAGAAGCCAGGGTTGATTGAAAAGAGGATGCAGAATGCGACAGATAAACTTTGGGATGACCTTGAGTCTATTACTAGCGACAACGCTAGTACTGAGTAGTTGTTCTACTTTTAGACCTGAGGCAGAAATTGTAGTACAAACAAAGATAGTAGAAAAGACTATCCCTACAGTTCAGCATCCAAAACCAGTTCAAATGAACAAGGTTAAGATTTATGTTGTTTCTCCCGAAGAGAACTATGAGGAATTCCTTACAGAGTATTCGGCGAAGAACGGTGCAGACTCATATATTGCGATAAGTGTGAAAGACTATGAAAACCTATCTAAGAACTTTGCAGAACTTAGACGTTACATAGAACAACAAAAACAGATTATTGTATATTATGAGAAAGCAGTTGCCCCAACCCCAGAGGAAGAGGACAACGAAAAAACAGGAGAAGAGTAAATGGAATATTTACAACTTATAACATGGGACTTAATTGTTCATCTTGCAATGACATGGTGGCAGTTCACAGTGGTGGGAGTTCTTATCATTGTTGGATTTATCATTAATATGCTTGATGACAAAGAAGGTACAAAGCGTGTAGGATTTGAATACAAAGAAATGCCTCACATGAAACCAATTCCAATCCCAACAAAGGGAAAGGGATTTTGGAAAGCAATCTGGATGTGGTTGACAGGAAGTCGCCATTGGATTGTTGCAAAGGACTTTCACTACACAATAGATGCAGTTGAATATGTGATTCCTAAAGGATTCCAATTTGACGGAGCATCCATACCTAAGTTCCTACACACATGGTTATCACCAACAGGTGTATTGCTTATGGGTGGATTAGTACATGACTATGCTTACAAGTATGCTACACTTAAAAGAAAAGGTAAAGGTACTTGGGGTATGATGACTCAAAAAGATGCAGATGTTATTTTCAGAGATATCAATATTGAAATTAACGGATTCAAATTTTTGAATTATCTTGCTTACTGGGCACTAAGACTTGGTGGCTTTGTCGCATGGAATGGACACAGAAAAGCAAGTAAGAAGAAATAGTATGGCGACTGTAAAGACGATTGAAACCGAAGTAGAACTTTTAAAAAGAGAAGTTGGAGACATGAAGAAAATTCATGTCCGACTTGATTCTGCAATTGAAAAGATTGCAGAGGTGTCATCGTCTTTACATACCATCATGGCGGTGCATGAAGAGAAACTAATAAGACAGGAAGAAGCTTTGAACGAACAAGAAAAAGAGTTTAAGACAACTGTTCTAGAATTGCACAGTAGAATCACATCCAACGCTAAAGAAAGTACCACTCAAATGAATGAGATGGAACGTAGACTCGTGGATGCCATGAGTGAACATAACAAGACTGAATCTGAACATTTCAGACAGTTAAGAAACGAATTATCAACCAGAGTAGGTGTTCTGGAAAAATGGAGATATGTCCTTATTGGAGGCTCCATAGTCATCGGATTTGCATTAACTGAGATATTACCAATTCTTATGTAAATCTATTGACATTGACGGTGAAATCCTGTATATTATGACTTATGAATTATATCGACACAAAGTATATATCCCTTATATCCCCTCGTCTGAGGAACTTTAAACGAAAGACTGACTATCTTTGGCAGTTCTCTTGTCCATATTGTGGTGATTCACAAAAGATACGGACGAAGGCAAGAGGGTTTATCTATAGAACAAAGAATGACCTTTTCTATAAATGTCATAACTGTGCTATGGGTACAAGTCTATCAAAACTGATAGAACATGTAGATTCAAATTTACACAAGGAATATGTACTAGAAAGGTACAAGGAAGGTCTTACATCCAATGGTCGAGGAGATAGGACGCCTGGAGCAGGTATTAAGACGCCTGACTTCAAGTTTAAGAAACCTGTATTTCGCAAGTCTCTTAAACTGGATTCATTTTCGCAACTTGAAAAAAATCATCCTGCTACCAAATTTTTATTGGAAAGAGGCATAAGTGAAGAGCTGTGGAATGATATATATTTCTGTCCAAAGTTTTTTGAATATGTCAATGGACATGTTAAAGACAAGTTCCCCTCTCTAGTTGGAGACCATCCTCGTATGGTTATTCCATTCAGAAAAGAGGATGGAGAGGTCTTTGCATTTCAAGGACGGGCATTTGGGGATGAACCCCAAAAATATATTACTATTATTTTGGATAAAGAACATCCCAAAATATTTGGTTTAGATAAGGTTGACAAGAACAAAACAATATATGTTGTTGAAGGCCCTATCGACAGTCTTTTTCTAAAGAACTGTATCGCAGTTGCTCAAAGTGATTTGCGTGTTCCCCAGTTCAAAACCAATGCGGTACTCGTTCCAGATAACGAACCTCGCAATGAACAGGTCTGTAAACAGATAGAACGCTGTATTGATGAAGGATACAGAGTTGTCATCTGGCCACAGGACGTTGAAGAAAAAGATATTAACGACATGATTCTTGCTGGAAAAACCTCAGCAGAGATTCAAGAACTTATACATAACAACACCCACGAAGGATTGCAGGCAAAGACTGTTTTCAATTCTTGGAAAAAAACATATTGAATTAGGAGAAATAACACATGGCCCTTGAGAACGTAGTAACATTCCCAAGTGCTGAGGGAACAACTGGTCTCGACCACCTCGGCATCCAAATAGACAGAACAAGAGACAAAGATTTATCAGAACAAGCATACAAACTACTCAAGGACTATTATTGTAAAGACGAAGAACAATCACCACAAGAAGCATATGCAAGAGCATCTGTTGCTTATTGTGATGGAGACTTAGAACTAGCACAAAGAATATATGATGCAGTATCTAAGGGTTGGTTCATGTTCGCATCACCAGTATTATCAAATGCACCAAGGCCTGGACAGAAAGCAAAGGCACTTCCTATTTCGTGCTTTCTAACTTATGTACCAGACTCACTTGAAGGACTAATCGACCATACTGCTGAGTTGCGTTGGTTGTCAGTTAAAGGTGGTGGTGTCGGTGGACACTGGAATGATGTTCGTGCAATCTCTGATAAAGCACCAGGCCCTATGCCTTTTCTTCATACGGTAGATGCAGATATGACTGCATATCGTCAAGGTAAAACTCGTAAGGGTTCTTATGCGGCATACATGGATATTTCACATCCAGACATTATTGAATTTTTAAATATGCGTGTACCAACAGGTGACGTAAATAGAAAGAACCTTAATCTACATCATGCAATCAATATCACTGATGATTTTATGAGAGCAGTAGAACGAGGTGAAATGTGGGACTTGAAAGACCCTAACGATGCAACTGTAAGAGAAACAATGCCTGCAAGAACTTTGTGGCAACAGATTCTTGAAGTACGTTATCGTACAGGTGAACCGTATCTTAATTTTATTGATACTGCAAATAGAGCATTACCACATACTATGAAAGCAAAAGGATTAAAGATACATGGTTCTAATCTTTGTAACGAAATACATCTGCCAACTTCAGAAGATAGAACAGCTGTTTGCTGTCTGTCATCTCTTAACTTAGAAAAATATGATGAATGGAAAGAAACTAATCTTGTTCGTGACCTTATTCGTTTTCTTGATAACGTACTACAATTCTTTATCGACAATGCTGGGGATGAAATAAGTCGTGCAAGATATTCTGCAACACAAGAACGTAGTCTTGGATTGGGTGCAATGGGATGGCATTCACTTCTACACCAGAAAAGAATTGCATTTGAATCACACGAAGCAAGAGAACTAAATTGGGATGTTTTCAGAACAATTAAAGAACAAGCAAGTCAAGAATCAATTCAATTAGGACTTGAACGTGGTGAAGCACCAGACATGCAAGGAACAGGTAGACGTAATGCACATCTACTTGCAATCGCACCAAACGCTAATAGTTCTATTATTGTTTCTACTTCACCATCTATTGAACCAATGAAAGCGAATGCATATACACATCGTACTCGTGCTGGTTCTCACTTGGTAAAGAATATATACTTGGAACAAGAATTAAAGAAAGCAAAGAAAAACACACAAGATGTTTGGTCTGATATTATCACTAATGGTGGTTCAGTTCAACATTTGGACTTTCTATCTGATAAAGTAAAAGATGTTTTTAAAACAGCAATTGAACTTGACCAGAATTCTCTAGTCGAACAAGCTGCAGACAGACAAGAGTTCTTATGTCAAGGACAATCACTTAATCTATTCTTCCCTGCTGGTGCAGATAAGAAACAACTTCACGATGCTCACTTTGCAGCGTGGAAACTAGGAACTAAAGGTTTATATTATCTTAGAACAGAGACTTCACAGAGAGCAGAGAACGTATCTCAAAAAGTTGCTCGTGATGCTCTAAAGGATTATGAATCACAAACAATGGAAGCACAGTCACAAGATGAATGTGTCGCATGTCAAGGATAAAGGAAAAGAAATGAAAGTAGAAATTTATAGTAAATCAAACTGTCCGTTTTGTGAAAAAGCAAAACACTGGTTCAAATCACATGGATATGAATATACAGAACATCGTATGGATAATGAAGAAGAAAGACTTGCGTTCTATCAAAGAGTTCCTAATGCTCGTTCAGTACCACAAATCTTTATTGATGACAAACTGATTGGAACATATGATGACTTTATGAAAGTTTCACCAAATTATGTAAAGAAAAAAGGTGGTGGGTTGATGGAGTTCTCTGAAACTTACAAACCATTTCACTACCCTTGGGCAGTTGAAATCACAACAAGACACGAGAAGGTTCACTGGATTGAAGATGAACTTGATTTGTCTGAGGACGTTGCTGATTGGAAGTCTGGTAAAACATCTGTCATTGAAAGAGAATACATTACAAACATTCTAAGACTATTCACACAGTCTGATGTAGCAGTAGGACAAAATTATTTTGACCAATTTATACCTAAATTTAAAAACAACGAAGTACGCAATATGCTTGGTGCATTTGCATCTCGTGAAGGTATTCACCAACGTGCATACGCACTTCTTAATGAGACACTTGGGTTATCTGATGCCGAGTATCATGCCTTCCTAGAATATCAAGAGATGGCAGATAAGATTGAGTTTATGATGGACAGTGACCCTAACACAGTTCGTGGACTAGGACTATCACTTGCAAAGTCTGTTATGAATGAAGGTGTGGCACTATTTGCATCATTCGTAATGTTGTTAAACTTTCAGCGTTACGGTAAGATGAAGGGTATGGGTAAAGTAGTTGAGTGGAGTATTCGTGATGAATCAATCCACGTTGAAGGTATTTCAAAACTATTCAAAGCATACTGTGCAGAACATCCTCGTATTGTTGATGATGAATTCAAATCTGCAATCTACGAGATGGCAAGACAAGCAGTTAAACTAGAAGATAAGTTTGTTGACTTGGCATATAAACTTGGAGAAATTGAAGGTTTAGAGTCCTCTGAAGTAAAGACATATATAAGGTATATCACTGATAGAAGATTACTTCAATTAGGGATGAAACCAAACTTCAAAGTGAAGGACAATCCCCTACCTTGGTTAGAGTGGGTACTTAACGGTGCAGACCATACTAACTTCTTTGAGAACAGAGTAACCGAATATGAGGTTGCTGGTTTGACAGGAAAGTGGGACGATGTTTATGAATCTCAAGTAGCATAGTTAATGATAAAAATAATAACTTGTGAAGGCTGTGATGCAGTCTTTAAAATCCAACATGACATGGAAGAGAGATACTATCCAGTTGCTCATTGCCCCTTTTGTGGGGACAGTCTAAATATAGATAACGAAGATGATATCGAAGTATTTGACGAAGATGAGTAGTTATGTGGACATACAAAGGTGAAGAAGTAAACGAGCTCCCACTCGATTGTGAGGGGTTCGTTTATCTTATTACAAACCTAGCAAATAATAAAAAATATATTGGTAAGAAACTCGCAAGGTTTAAAGTTACCAAACCCCCCCTCAAAGGTCGGAAGAACAAAAGACGTTCAACGAAAGAGAGCGATTGGAAAACCTATTGGGGTTCTTCCGACCACCTTAATGCTGACGTTGAAGAGTTCGGTGAAGAAAACTTCACACGAGAGATTTTGCACTACTGTCAAAGTAGAGGCATGCTTAGTTACCTAGAAGCAAAAGAGCAGTTCGATAGAGAAGTCTTATTGACTGATGAATACTACAACGGAATAATAAACGTCAGAGTTGGTTCATCAAAGGTTCTCAAAGAAGAGCTATGCAAATTTGTTACGATGGGTATGCAAAAATAATTCCACTAAAAAAGTCATAGCAACTGTCCTAGTTGTATAAATAAGTGCGAATAACCCCCCATAGGAGTATTTC